CTATTTCTCGTCAAAAATCAACCATTTGTTGTGACAGAGCCTATATGAAATCACAATATGACTTGGTGCAAATAATACTGATGCAATAATCAATAGCACTGACCTACTCATAATCCCACTAAATAAGAACAACATTGAAGGAATAATAGAAAGTGCTAATGCTCTGAAAACGCTGTTTTTCTTAAAACATATAATCCAAATAGCACAATAAAGCATTACCAATATGGTATCTACAATCAGATATAGTGCAAATGCTTCGTCAGACCACCACCCGAACCAAGTTCCCGGAATATTGATTATCATGAATCCGAAACAACCCAATCTCCCTACTTGTTCTGTGACCTCAACATATTTATTGTTCCACTTATTATCAAATCCATCTTTGCACTTAATCGCAAATACAACATTGGGTATCATAATGACTGCAATAAAAATCAGCCCAAAAACATTAAACCATTCCATATTATCTACCATCACAAACTTCGATTTGTCCCCACCAAGATTACTTTATTATACAGCAAAATTGTGAATTTTTCAACGCTCCCGGCTTTCCATATGGCGGTGGATCGTCTCGATGATCTGCTCCTGCTCGGCAGTGTCCACGCCGATGGACCGGAGCGCCTGCCTGGTGCCGCAGTCCGGGCAGATGAGGGTCTTGTTGTCCTCCCTGGAAAGCGCCGGAGCGCCGTGGTAGGTCCTGCCGCAAAGCGGGCAGACCGCCGTCCTTATGATGTTATCCTTCATAGCCGCATACCTCCCTGCATTTATCGTAGGCGTCGATCAGAATGTTCTTGTCGAAGTAAAAGGTGTCGTACCCCTCCAGGCAGGTCCTCATGTAAAAGTTGGTGGGGATGCCGATGGGCCTGTCCTCGTGCATGACGTAGGCAAAGGCCGTCACCGTTCTGCGCTTGCCTGTGCGGATGCCCTTGTACTGCAGTTTGATGTCCTTCTTGTAATAGAAGTTGGGGAATCCCTCGTAGCGGTCGAGGGCGGCTTCATCCGCAGCCGTCACCTCCCAGATCACCACGGGAACCGTGCCGCCAGTACATTCCTCAATCGTAAGGTAAGAGCCGGTCTTGCTTCCTTTGAACAGCAGCTCCCACCCCTTAAGGTTAGCCGTGCCGAGGATCGTAGCGTGAGGGCAGCGCATCCGCATCTGCGGAACATTGAGGTTGCTGCCGTAGGCGATGTAGTATCTTTTTTCTTTCATGTGTATCCATCCTTTCCTGGAGGACTTAGGTTACTTGTCCTTCTACCACCCTAAGACCGCCGAAGCGGTCAGGGGCAGGGCATTTAACCTAAATCCTTCAAGCGGCTGCTCTGCCATGCCGGAAGGCTGTATCTCCAGTAAGGTTGCGGGTCAGGAAATCTCTGGCCGTTGCGAACTCCTCGCCGATGAAGCCCATGCGGAGGAGCCAGGTTCTCATGGCGTACTTGGGGTTTTCGCTCTGCTGGGGCTTGGGGCTTGCCGTCCGCACATCCTTTGCCATCTGGCTCAGGGCCAGGCAAAGCTGAATGTAGCTTTTGAGCTGTCCTGCGTGGATGCCGCCCCGACGCTCTGTGGTCGGCTCGTCAAACTGGAAGAGCCTGAACTCGACTGTCCCTTTGGTAAAGGTGGCGTGGAGGTTGAGCATATGGTAGCGGCTGTCGTTGTAATGCTGGTTCCTGCCGTAGCTTGCGCCGTGGCTGGTGTACCAGATGTCCGCAAGCTGTGCCATCGTCTTGGGCTTTCTGCTGTTGACCTTGGCGAGGAAGTTGGGGTCTACCGTGCGGCAGTAGCGGCTCATGCGGCTGCGGTCGAGCTTCAGGGCTTCTGCGATCAGGCTTTCGTGGCTCGCCATGATGTTGGCGAGGTTCCGAAGGCTCTGCGGTGTATGCCCCTGCGCTCCGATGTGGATGTGGACTCCGCATCCTCTGGAGGCGTCGCTCTTGGCTCCTGCGTGTCTGAGCTGTCTGCAAAGCTCCTGCAGGGTTTCGATGTCCCCGTAGGTCAGGATCGGGGTGACCAGTTCGCATTTCTGCTCGTCCGGCCCTGCAATGGAAACGTCCTTCTGGAATTTCCACTCGCGCCCCTGTGCATCCCAAGCCGACCAGGTGCTGTAGCCGTTGCGGCCTGCTGTATTCTCAAATCTGCCTGTGCCGAAGAACTCTGCGGCAACCTTGGCTGCCTTCTGGCGGGTAATGCTGTTCATCTCAACCTCGATCCCGATGGTCTGGTTTTTCATCTCTGCAATCTGCCTTGCTGTTTTCTCGTTCATTCTGAAATCCTCCGTTTTTCTGCCTTGCGGCTGTGTGTTTTCCCTTTCGGTGTACACATATTCGCTCTAAAAGAGGATAATAGCAAGGCCATTTCCGATAATATACTACACAAAGATGACCGCAAGATATTGTGTAGTTTATGGCTGTTTGCCGCCATCCGATATTGGCTTGAGAAGGCCGTTTTCCTCCTCATCAAGGATAGCAAGAGCCAGGCGGAATCCCGTCCGCAGCCCATCGATGAAGTACTCCTCAGCGGTCATGCCCGCAATGGCGGCTTGTAGGCAAATCATCTTATCGAGGACTGTGGCTGCTTCCTGATTCAGCATGGATCGGAGCTTTTCTTCTTCATCAGCCAGACCGGCAGCAGCTTTTCCATACTCCGAATTACGGTCAAACTGCTTTTCATTCGGATTGATGTTCCCATAGAAGAAGTCCTTCAGAATGTTATTTGGCACGGCGGTCACCCACCTTTCTCACAATATCCTCCCCATAGACCACGTTCAGGCCGCTGCCATTGTCCCAGCGCATGAGAAGGGAACCGGTGTCATCCACACCTTTGACGGTGCCTTTTGTACCGGCAGGCGGAGCCTGCACATCATCCATCCGCACCAGTTCCACACGGGTGCCGGCAGGATATTCCCGGCGGATGCGCTCCACGATTTCTCTACTCGGAAACTTCATGGCCCACACCCCCGTTCTTGAAAGCGGATGAACCGGTCAGGTTCTTCAGCAGGATCTTGCGCTCCGCTTTATATTCGCTGCCGATGAATCCCAGCCGCAGGAGAAAACACCGGAAGGCGTATTTCTCATTCTCCACCGGTTTCTCGGTCGCTGTCACCCGCTTGGCATTCCGGCTCATCTCGCAAAGTGCGGAAATAAAGTGGGTGTAGGCGGCTGAGGAATCCGCATCTACCTGAGCGAACCAGGGGAACGCCACCCGGTCGTCCAGCACCTCAATGTGAAGGTCAGTGATGCCCAGGGCTTTCCGTATCAGATTCCCTTTGGCGTCCAGCAGCTTGGTAAGGTTGCCCACCGCCACCTTGTCGAGCGGAATTTCCACCGTAAGCCCCACAGGTTCGCCCTGTGGCGCAGTGTCGGCGGATTCTGCCGCTTCCTTGGTTTCCTCCCTGGAGGGCTGTTCACCGCAGTCCTGCGGCTCACATTCAAAGCCAGCGGCTGCGATGGCTTCCAGCACCCGCTCGACTTCCTCGCTGTCGGCACGGTCATCAAAGAGGAGCGTCCCATCCTTGGTGACCGTAAAGTAGTCGATTTCATAATTGCAGGTGGGCATAAACTTGTATTCCGCCCTGGCGCCTGTGGCATTGGCGATAACTTTTACCAGTTCCTTGCGCTTGGCGCCTGTCACATTGTATCTGATTTCCATGTGCGAAAACCTCCTTTGTTTTTGGTAGGTACATATATCACTCTGAACCCTTGAAATAGCAAGCGGTTTTCGCACATTTCTCTGTAGAATAGAAACCAGTTTATCCTTCCGAAAACTGTGCATAGTACACGATCCCGGAAAGCACGAAATAGACGTTGGGGAGCGCCACACCGTTGCCCCACATTTTATACTCCGCACTGTCGGAGTGGGGATTCTTCAGCCACTTGACGATCTGGTTCCGGCTCTTAGGCTTGGAGGACGTCCCCATGACGGAGCGGTGTGTCTCAAACACCTCTGTCCAGAACTCGATCTCGTCCTCGGTCGGCTCGTCTGTCCCAAGTCCGGCGCACCACCAGTCCGGGAACCCCTGCAGTCTGGCGCATTCGGTGGGTGTCAGCCTGCGGACGATGTACTCCGGCTCGGTCTCGTTCACCACAGGCGGGTCCTTATAGTCCCTCGCCATCAAGGTCGGGGACTGTTCCTTAAGCATCTGGGTGTAAGTGCCGGTGGTCATGCAATAAGCCACCGCATGGCGGTCAGCGGCATCCAGCGTAAAGGACACATCCTCATTCACGCCGCTGCCCTGCGGACCGTTCTTATCTGCCCTGCCAATCATGGAACCCTGCACCGCCACCACAGCCATGCCGCCCTGGTTGCAGGTGGGATTGCCGCCGCTCCTGTCCAGGCACCGGGAGGTATCTGCTTCATAAAAACCGCTGTGGGGATTGTCCGACAGCATGGCGTGGCTCTGCTTGGAGCAGATGCCGTAGACCTTCGGCACAAACACAGTCTGGTCGTTGTTGCAGCCAAGGGTAGCGGACTTGTTCTCCTGAATCAATGCGCCCTTGCCGCCGCCATCACAGCCGGAGCGGATCTTCAGCGTCTTGGGCGTTTCCACCACAAAGGGCTGGTTGTTCCCACCCATACCGTATGTGGCGTTGACGGTGGGAGCCGTCTCCAGCGGGCCGGTGTACCTGGTATCCTGGCTATGGTTTTCATAAACCGCCGCCGGCACCGTACCGGCACGGAGGGTAGGAGAAGTTTCCTCCTCATACCCGATACCTCTTGCTTTTGCAGAATGCTCCGTGCAAAAGCCTGCCGCACCCATCACGCAGGGAGGATGCCCGTGGTTTTCCGCCCGGAGTGTTGCCGCAACGTCCTCCGTCACATCCATGCGGCTGCCGCCCTGGTCGTTTAAGCAGACACAGCCTGACGCTCCAGCGCCTTCCGCAAAAGCTCCGGCAGCTCCTTGCCACGGGCGGAAGCCCTGCGGAGTATACCCAGACACGCCTTCGGACTCAAACAGTATTTTTCCGGCACTCCCGCCTGCAAAATCTGCGACAAGGTAGATGCGTTTTCTGCGCTGGGGGACTCCCCAGTACTGCGCATCAAATACCCGCCATGCGAGACTAAAATCGTCTGCCACGATCTCCCCGGCGTTTGCCCTTCTCTCAGGTCGAGCAGGATCAATCTCGTATCCTTTGACCGAGCAGATTTCTTCGAGGACGGACTGGAAGTCCGCACCCTTATTGGAACTGAACGCGCCGGGGACATTCTCCCACACGATGTACCTTGGATATTTTCCATCGGTTGCACACCTCATTTCTTTCACAATCCGTATCGCCTCATAAAAGAGGTTACTTCGTGAGCCGTCAAGGCCGGCTCTTTTCCCGGCAATGCTCATGTCCTGGCATGGCGAGCCGAAGGTGATGATATCCACCGGCTCAATCTTCCCGCCGTCCATCCGGGAGACATCGCCGTAATGCTTCATAAAGGGCAGCCGCTTGGTGGTCACCCGGATGGGGAACGGTTCAATCTCTGATGCCCAAACGGGGGTAATGCCGGAAAGCAAGCCGCCTAACGGGAAACCGCCGGAGCCGTCAAACAGGCTGCCGAGGGTCAATTTATTCATCTGGTACCTCCACCTCTTTTACAAGGTCGGAGTACATCATCTTTTCTCCGTTTCTCTCCACAAAAATATCCTCCGGCAGAATGCCGTTCTCCACGGCCCTGCGGAGGATGACCGATGCGTACTTCTCATCCAGCTCCATCATGCAGCAGACCCGGTTCATCTGCTCACAGGCCATCATGGTGGAGCCGCTGCCGCCGAAGGTATCGATCACCACGGCATTCTCCTGGGTGGAGTTGCCGATGGGATAGCCCAGCAGATCCAGTGGCTTAGAGGTCGGGTGGTTGGCATTGCGCTTCGGTTTGTCATAGTTCCAGATGGTGGTCTGCTTGCGGTCGGAGTACCAGGGATGCTTGCCGTTCTGCAGGAACCCATACAGCACAGGCTCGTGCTGCCACTGGTAGTCGGAGCGACCCAGCACCAGGGAGTTCTTCACCCAGATGCACACACCGGCCAGATGGAACCCGGCGTCAATGAACGCTTTCCGGAAGTTCAGCCCCTCAGTGTCCGCATGGAACACATAGGCTGCGCCGCCTTTCTCCAGATGCTCCGCCATACACTTGAATGCAGAGAGGAGGAAGTTGTAAAATTCCTCGTCTTTCATGGAGTCGTTCTGGATGGTCAGGCCGCTGGAACTTTTAAAGGAGACGCCATAGGGCGGGTCCGTCACGATAAGGTTGGCCTTCCTGCCCTCCATCAGTTTCGCTACATCCTCGGCGGAGGTGGCGTCCCCGCACACAAGGCGGTGCCGGCCGACTGTCCAGACATCGCCCCGCTCCACAAAGGAGGCTTTCTCCAGCGCAGCGGTCAGGTCAAAATCGTCATCCCTGGCTTCGCTGCCGGAATCATCCGCAAACAGGTCGGCCAGTTCCTTCTCGTCAAAGCCGGTGAGCAGAGGGTCAAAGTCCATGCCCTGCAAAGACTCGATCTCTACCCGCAGAAGTTCCTCGTCCCATCCGGCGTCCATCGCCATGCGGTTGTCCGCAATGATATAGGCTTTCTTCTGGGCTTCACTGAGGTGGTCGGCAAACACACAGGGAACCTCAGTGATGTCTTCCTCCTTTGCCGCCAGGATTCTGCCGTGGCCGGCAATCACATTAAAATCCCGGTCAATGATGACGGGATTGATAAAACCAAACTCCCGCAGGGACGAGCGAAGCTTTGTGATCTGCTCCGGGGAGTGGGTGCGGGCGTTGTTCACATAGGGCACCAGCTTAGTAATGGGCACAAGCTGCATTTCCGTTGTTGTTTTCATCGTACCAGCCCCCATTCCGCAAATTTCTCAAAGCCACCCAGGCTCTGGATGTATCTCCGGGCAGTCTCCACAATTTCTCTATAGGGAATACCGTCCACCGTATCATCTCCGATGGCGCAGGCAAGCTGTACCGGCTTTCCCATTTCCTGTGCCTTCAGCCATGCGTAGATATTGACAGACACATCCGCTTTGGACAGGTCTTTACCGTGAATGCCGCCGCCCGTCACCGAATCGGCCATGTCGCTGCCCAGTTTCCGGTTGGTCGCGCCGGAGTCCACGTCCGTACCGCCCGTCCAGTCTCCCAGGGGATTGACCTCGGCGCCCGGATACCGTTTCCGCAGCTCTGCGGCAGGGGCATTGCTCTGGCAGAGGATCAGTCTTGCCTCGTCAATGATGTACTTCCCATCCGAGGGATAAGTGTGATATACACTTTTTGCGATCTCACAGAGGGCTTTCTGGTCCTCCGTGACCGGCACCCCTTTGAAGATGCCGTTATCGCCGCAGCGGATTTCTCCTGCCTGGTTATTGGCGAGGTGTCCGTCCTGCGGCACTTCCACATAATCCGTGTACAGATTTCCGGCAATGCGATGGACAATCCCGGTTACTTCATCCAAAGAGAGATGTACCGAAGTCTCTGCAATGATATGGCAGACGCCGTGACCGATAAGGACTTCCACAGCGATCCTCGGATTTTCTTCTTTCCTGTACGCCGCATCCACCAGAGCGCCGGCGATGCGGTCCGCCACTTTGTCTGGGTGGCACGGATTTACTTTCTCAAACATGGCTTCACCCCTTCCTTGCCCGGAGCAGACGCTCCATCAAATCATCCTGGGGAGAAACCTCCCCGTAATCCGTGCTGCAGTTTTCCTTCACGATCTGGAAGATCTCGTTCCAGAGCCGCACCGCCTGGTTCATGTAATTGATGCCGATGTTGATGAACGGGGACGGGATCGGCTTCTGGGTAGTCGGGTGCTTGGAGAGGAAGCCCATGCGGTTGGTCATCTCCTCGCACTGAATCCAGCGGGCGCTGCACATGGCGTACCGCTCCAATAACTGGGGAGACACCTTCGCCGCGCACCCCACCTTCTTTAGCCACTCCCAGGTTTCCGTGTATATCTCCTCCGCCTGGAGCGTACTCCCGTCACGCTGCTCGGCGGATAAAAACTCATGGGGCTTTGGCATATCGACACCCTCGACTTCGGGAATATCCAGTACTTCCAATCTGCGTCCGCCCGGATTGCCGTTCTCGGCTTTCTCCTTGACGGCAGACTTTTTTCTTCCCGCACCGGGTCTCGCGCCGCCGCGCCCGCCTGTGTTATTGGATTTTGTCGGCATTTTCTCACCCCTTTCCTCGAAAAAATGAGCGCCCGCAGCCGGCCGCCCTTAATTACCCTTTTGATTTCGCCTTTTTCGCGCACGAGGCCCCAGGCCGCTGTCCGCTCATGAAGGTCCCGGAGATTTTGACCGCCCCACGGTCACCGGTCGCCAAGCTCGTGATGCAGCTTTGTGTGGCAGGACTGGCAAAGGGACATCAGATTGTCATTCCGATGCGTCCCGCCCTGTGAGAGGGGGACAATATGATGGACCTCCTCCACAGGAGTCAGCCGTCCTTCCCTCAGACACAGCTCACACAAAGGATGCGCCGCAGCATAGCGGTCACGGATTCGTTTCCAAGCCCTGCCGTACTTCTTGTTGCTGTCAGCGGGGCGTCCGTACTTGTTGTACCGTTTCCGGGCAGCAGCTTCATGTTCCTCACAGTACTGCCCGTCCGTGAGGTTTGGACAGCCGGGGTAGGAGCAGGGGCGTTTTGGTTTCTTTGGCACGCTGCACCTCGCTTTCCGGGCAAAAGGAAAGCCCTGCAGGATTGCTCCCGCAAGGCTCGTTCCTTGTCCTGTTTTTCTGATTCTAACTATATCACAGGGACAAGGTGTATTGCAGTGGCTTTTAGTGGCTTATTTCGGAAACGGCGTCCAACGCCCTGTGGTGGAGCCGGTACAGCCACCGAAGCTCATAGCCCATGTCCACGGCGATCTGTTCCCAGGACTTGAAACACAGATACCGCAGCTCCAGAAGGGTCTGGTACTCCGTGTTCTGGACAGCTTTGATCTTATGGACGATGTCTTTTTTCGTCTGCACCAGTTTGCAGATGTCCCCATTGATCTCTGCTTCCAGCTCAATGATGGAAAGGATGGCGTCCTCCATACGGTGGAGGTTCCTCGTCTCACTTCCGGGCATATCCGAATAAGTCGCGGTCGCCCGTGTGGCGAGGTCATTCAGTGACGCCACCTGCTCCATCTTGCTCTGTATCCGCTGGTCAATGCGGAACGCCTGGGAAAGGTACTCCTTCATTTCCGTCTGCTGCTTGTTCATAGGCACTACCTCCGAAAAAGAAATGGTTTCCCTCGGATTTGCCTTGATTGACTCTCATTTTCTTAGGTTTGCCCGGACCGCATCGATCAGCGCCGACTGCGTCCTGTCCTTATACTGCAGGGCTTTCATAATGCGCTCATCAATGGTGCCGTCCGTGATGATGTGCTGTACGACCACGGTCTTGGACGCCTGACCCTGCCGGTAAAGCCGCGCCACCGTCTGTTGGTACAGTTCCAGGCTCCAGGTAATGCCAAACCAGCAGAGGGTGGCGCCGCCGCTCTGGAGATTCAGCCCGTGGCCGGCAGAAGCGGGATGGATCAGCGCCACGGGAATTTCGCCCCGGTTCCACTTTGCGATGCTGGCGTCAGAGTCCAGCCTTGCAAAGCCGATCTTCCGCAGCCGCAGCCGTTCCTCGATGCGGTCAAGGTCGTGCTGGTACCAGTAAGCCACCAGCAGGGGCTTTCCGTTCATGCTTTCGATGATGTCCTCCAGGGCGTCCAGTTTCTGATCGTGGATATGTTCCACATCCCCGTTATCCGTATAGACCGCCCCATTTGCCATCTGGGAGAGCTTGCCGGACAGCACTCCGGCATTTGCTGCCGTTACCTCGCCCTTGTCAAGCTGCGCTGCCAAATCCTCGCACATCTCATCATAAATGGCCTGTTCCGGCTCCTCCATATACACCCGGTACTCGCTGTTTACAAGTTCCGGCATTTTGAGGTGGTCGGCGGCTTTCATGGAAATGGTGATATCGGAGATCTTGTCATAGATCCGCTTCTCCGCTCCCGGCAGAGGCTTATAGGAATACACCATCTGCCCGTTCATCCGGTCCGGCCGGAAATAGTCCTGGCGGTACTTGGTGATAAACCTCCCCAATCGCTGCCCCATATCCAGCACCTTGAACTCAGCGAACAGATCCATCAGCCCGTTCCCGGACGGGGTACCCGTAAGGCCGATGACGCGCTTTGCCCTGGGGCGCACCTTCATCAGCGATTTGAACCGCTTGCTGTTCCAGTTTTTGAAGGATGAAAGCTCGTCCACCACGATGGCGTCAAATTCAAAGGGGACATTCTCCACCATCCATTGGACATTCTCCCGGTTGATGATGTAGATGTCCGCATCCCTTCGGAATGCATCCAGCCGTTCTTTTTCCGTACCAACCGCCACGGAATAGCGGATGTCTTTCAGATGGTCCCACTTTTCAATCTCCTGGGGCCAGGTATTCCTCGCCACCCGCAGCGGTGCGATCACCAAGACGCGGGTAATCTCGAAGTAGTCAAACAACAGGGCATACAAGGCCGTCAGCGTGATTGCCGTCTTGCCAAGGCCCATGTCAAGCAGAATGGCGGCAATCTCGTGTGTTTCGATATACTCGATGGCGTACTGCTGATAATCGTGCGGTTTAAACTCCACCGCTGTCACCTCCGATCTCTGAAAGGATGTGCAGGATCTGGCTCTCGTCATCCAGGATGAATACCAAGAAGCCCAGCCGCCGCAAAAGCCGTATCCTTGACTCCTGCAGCGGCCGTGGTTTCCCGCCAGGGGCCTTTACCTCCACGAAGCCGCATTTCCCATCCGGCAATAGGATAAGGCGGTCGGGAACCCCGGAAAATCCAGGCGACACGAACTTCGGCGCAATCCCGCCTTTGGCCTTAACCGCCTGAACCAGTTTTTGTTCGATGGTTTTCTCTCTCATGGTTTTATTCTCCTCGTTCTTTGTGTGACGGTCATGTACCTCTTCCCCCGATTCTCTCTTATATATTGTTTTTTTATCTCCTTAGAGCAACTCTGGCAGAGAGGTACATGACCTACACACCTACTAATCCTCAAACTCCGATTTGAGTTTCAGCCCGTAAATGATCACGCCTGTACGGGTACGCTTTCTCACCACACCCGTGGATTCCAGCGCGGAGTAGAAATCAGTCGTACTCCGGGTGTATTCGCCCATCTGCAGGCAGTAGCTCCTGTAGGCGTTATAAAACTCCCCGGATTTTGCTTCAAAATCGTCCCCTACCTCACAGCAGTCATCCAGAAAGTGGGCCAGCCAGTCGTTGTTCTCCTTGTATTTCTGGATGGCGTCCTGCACCACCCTGGGCTGGACGATTTTGTAATCGCTGGCAATGACGCGCTTTGCGCCCTCGATGATCCACGAAAGCACCGCTCCGCCCGCAGTTTTGAACAGGAAGTCCGAATAGTTCTTGATGTCTGCTTTTCCCTCGATCTTGGCGTTGAAGGGGATCACAATGAGCCGCCGCCAGGTACCCTGGTCAATGGCCCCGACCCTTGGCAGATGGTTGGTGTACAGCACCAGCGTGTGGGTGGGGACATAGGAGAACGGCGCCTTGTACTTTTTCTCCGCATAGATTTCATCCGTGGAGCAGAGCTGCTTGACATTGGAGGTGTTCAGGCGCATCCCTTCCTCCAGCTCAGCGGCAATGATCATCCGCTTGCCCTTGGCTTCCGCCAGTTCCGGCTTCACGTTGCGCTTGCAGCCCACGGTCAGGGTGTCTGCGGACATATTGCCGGAGTAGGTGCCAAGCACACGGGCGATGGTGTTCCAGAAGGTGGATTTGCCGTTCCTGCCCTCGCCATAGGCAATGACCAACGCTTCAATGTAGACCTTGCCGATGGCGGCAAGCCCCACGATCTCCTGCACATAGCGGATCAGGTCGGCGTCCCCCTGGAAGAAGGTCTGGAGGGCGTCCTCCCAGACATCCATGCCGTCTCCGGACGGATCCACCGCCGTCTGCTTCGTGATATAGTCCTGGGCGTTGTGTTCCCGAACAGCCCCCGTCCTCAGATCGCAGGTGCCGGACGGCAGGTTCAGTAAAAACTCATCCGCATCCAAGACACGCTGTTCGATCTGGATCATCGGGCGGGCTTCCTTTAAGGCGGCCGAGATGTATTTCGTATCCCGGCGCTTGATGGCGTACTTCCGATAGGTTTCCGCCCGCTCATACTTTTCAAAGGAGTGCCGCTGGGCTTCGCTGAACGCCGCCATCGCTTTCTTGGCGCCCATCGCGGCGAGCATGGCCCACGCGCCGTTTTCCGACATCTCCTTCATGCACCGCTGTATCTCTGTTTCCGCTTCCTCAAGCTGTCTCGCGGTCAGCTCCTGGGCAATGCCCTGGGCGTTAGGCTGGGATTCCTCCCAGAACGAGCCGTTGAACACGATGTAGTCCGTAGCCGGGGAGAAGCGGAGACGATCCATGTACTCCCGCGACAATACGATAGCCTGGCCCACATCCGAGAAGTCCTCCGGCATCAGCAGGAAGTCCTGGTTATACTGCTCCGGCGGGATATATCCCTCCTGGGCAGCTACCTTCGCGCCGAACTTCACGGCGCTGGCCCAGATACCCGCAAGCTCCGCATCATCCAGCGGCGGGCTGCATTTTTCCGCTTCCTTCAAGAACTGCTTATGGGCTTCCTCTGTATTCCCCAGCCGCTTGATGATCCGGCCAGCATAGTGGGACATGGTCTTGTTCCGGGAACCCTCCGGGATCTGCCCCTGCGCCGCGTCCCACTCCGCAAAGCTGTCTGCCAGGAATTCATCAATGGTAATCTCGCCGTCATACACCTCGACCACCGCGTTCTTTACCCCAAACAGAAACCGAGCGCTGTCCTTGGCCCCGTCATCGAAATAAGGATAATCGGCAATCAGCCTGTCTTTCCATGAGCTGTAAATCTCTGAATTTGTTGTCTCCGTGCAGATAAAATACACATGGAACCGTGGCCTGGGGCCGCGTTTGCCTTTTGGCTTCATGTGGCTCCTGCTGTAGACAAAGATCATCCCCACGCCAGGAAAGTCCATCGCCACGTCAAAGGGCGTGAGCCAGTCGTCCGGGTCATCCGAGTGGTCGTTATCGCAATCCATCGGCAGACAGTCCGCTTTCAGGAAATTGTCCACGCTGCGGTAGTTCTGCTTATATGCCGCGCACACATGGTCGAAGGCCGCCGCCTGCCGCATGGTGTCCGCATCCGTGACCGTCACGGGATTCGGGTACACGCAGTTTGACCGGCTCCCCACCGTCGCGGCGTCATAAATTGTCATCTGCATTCCGTTTCCTCCATATCCTCCGTAAAATAACGGATCGTCATATTTTTCTGCTTTGCCCTTCCAATCTCCCGGCGCATCCCATCGGACACCTCGCCGCCGAACACCCAGAGCTGCTCACACTTGCCCAGCAGCACCAGATCCATAAAAATCGCCAGCTCCCGCTCCGTTTCTTCCGATAGGAACTGTGGGAACAGCAGATGCGGCGCAATGGGGATCGTGCCGGCGTCTGCGGCAAACCGGCTGTACCGCCTTGCTTTTTCGGTATTGCCCTCCGTGTCCCCGGAGTACGGGGAGCAAATATACACCAGCGGCCGGTATCTCGCCGCCTTTTCCTCCTGGGTAATTTTCGTGAGGGCTTCATAGGCTGTCGGGTCATAGTAGCCTTCGCTGTTATATTTACTGACTCCCATACACACCCCTCACTTGATACCGCTCGATCAGGTCGTCACGTCCGATGCTGACCAGCCGCTCGTAACTTTTCTGCCTGTCCGCGTCACACTGCGCCGTGGTCTTGAAAAACGGGCAGTCCTTCCCGTGGAAGTCATTGTCACCCAGGCAGACGCACACGCTGTCCTTATTGGCAAAGCAGTCCCGATGCGCCGTGCAGCGCGGCAGACCTTTTGATTTCGCTGTTCCCATAGCCTTTTCCGTCCTTTCTCTAAAAATTGAGCGGCTTACACCTCTCTAATTGTGAAAGGACAGAAACCCTCCGTTTCAGCGGCAGACGCCCGGACTTTTTCGTTTCCTATAAAATGCGAACTGCCGCTGTCAGATTTTCCGCTAAAAAATGCCGTCCTTGTCCTTTCAGAAGTGAGAGGCACAGGGACGGCAAAATTTTTCTCCGCTGAAAAATCCCGGTTCTGTCCTTTCAGAGACAGAGGGGCAGGAAAGCCGCTCGGAAACGGAGGTGCTGCGGATGCAGGAAAACACGGAGACAACCAGAGACAGGCAGCTTGACGAGGAACTCGCCGATGTGCTGATCGCCATCAGCGTGATCGCGAAGCGTCTCGCCAGAAAGCTGCAGACGGCAAATCAGGAAGGAGGAACGCCGGATGGGGAAAATGAGCGACCTGGACTTACAGATTAAGGAGCTGCGCTCCTGCGGGGAGACCATCATCGAAATCGCCAATACGCTGGCGGGGATGTTTTCTTCCCAGGCAGCAGAGGATGCGCCGCCGAAGGAGAAGCCGAAAGTGCTCACCCTTGAAGAGGTGCGCCACCGCATGACGGTGATCGCCCAGGCAGGGTACTCGGCGGAGGTGAAAGCCCTCATCACAAAATATGGAGCGAGGAAGCTGTCGGACATCGCCCCTTCCCAGTATGAGGAGCTTCTGAAGGAAGCAGATGCGCTCGGAAAGCCGGAGGCGGGGACCGATGGGTAAGCATTCTTTCCTTTCCGCTTCCGCAAGCCACAGGTGGATCAACTGCCCGCCGTCGGCCCGGCTCTGCGAGGAGTATGCGGACAGGCCCAGCGAATACGCCCAGGAGGGAACCGACTGCCATGAGTTGTGCGCTTATAAGGTGGAGAAAGCCCTCGGCCGCAGGGTAAAGAACCCCACGGAGAACCTGACCTACTACTCCCAGGAGATGGAGGACTGCGCCGATGGGTACTGCGCCTTTGTGATGGAGGAAGTGGCAAAGGCCAGGGAACGCTGCGCCGACCCGCTGGTGCTTGTGGAGCAACGGCTCGACTATTCCCGCTATGTGGGGATCGAGGGCAGCTTCGGCACCGGGGATTGCGTCATTGTTTCGGACGGGCTTCTCCACATCATCGACTACAAGCACGGGCTTGGCGTCCTGGTGTCTGCGGAGAAGAACAGCCAGCTTTCCTGCTATGCGCTGGGCGCCCTCGACCTGTTCGATGGCATCTACGATATCGCGCAGGTCAGCCTTACCATCTACCAGCCCCGCCGGGAGAACGTCAGCACATACACCATGAGCCGGGAAGAACTTCTGGCCTGGGCTAAGACCGTGCTTGCCCCCGCCGCAAAGCTGGCATACGAGGGCAAGGGCGAGTTCAAAGCCGGCGATCACTGCCAGTTCTGCAAGGCAAAGGCCAACTGCCGCAAACGGGCGGAGTACAACCTGGAACTGGCGCGGTATGACTTCGAGATGCCCGCGCTCCTGGGAGATGATGAGGTCGCCGCTATTCTTACCAAAGCGGACGAACTGGTCTCCTGGGCTGGGGACATCAAGGACTACGCCCTGCAGAAAGCCCTGTCCGGGACGAAGTTCACAGGATTCAAAGTGGTCGAGGGCCGCTCCAACCGGAAGTACACCGATGACGACGCAGTCGCCAAAGCGGTGGAGGATGCCGGCTACGAGCCTTATGAGAAGAGACTGCTGGGCATCACGGCCATGAGCCAGGCCCTCGGCCGGAAGAAGTTTGAAGAGCTGCTCGGCGGCCTTGTCTACAAGCCGCCCGGCAAACCCGTACTTGTGCCGGAGAGCGATAAGCGCCCGGCCATGAACACAGCCATTAACGATTTCAAAGAAAATGAGGAGGACAACAACTATGGCAAAGATCATAAATAAGACGAAGGTAATCACCGGTCCCAGAACCCGCTGGAGCTATGCGAATGTCTGGGACCCCAAGAGCATCAACGGCGGCACGCCCAAGTACAGCGTCAGCCTGATCATCCCGAAATCCGACAAGAAGACCGTGGAAGCCATTAAGGCGGCGATCCAGGCGGCCTATGAGGAGGGCGAGTCCAAGCTGAAGGGCAACGGCAAGACGGTTCCCGCCCTCTCGGTCATCAAGACCCCGCTGCGTGACGGCGATGCGGAACGCCCCGATGATCCGGTCTATGCGGATGCCTACTTCATCAACGCCAATTCCGCTACCGCCCCCGGCATCGTGGATGCGGACCTGAACCCCATCCTGGAGCGTTCCGAGGTGTACTCCGGTGTATACGGCAGGGCCAGCATCAACCTGTATGCCTTTAACTCCAACGGCAACCGGGGCATCGCCTGCGGGCTGAACAACCTGCAGAAGATCTCCGATGGGGAGCCGCTGGGCGGCAAGAGCCGTGCCGAGGATGATTTCTCCACCGAGGACGATGACGATTATCTTTCCTGAGACAACACAGGGCGGCAGTCACCGCTGCCGCCCACCCATTCAAAGAAAATGCGAGGTAAATGGATATGACAGAGCTTTATGAGTTCGCAAAACAATTCGATGTGATCGTGATATTCATTCTTCTGTACGGATTTGCCGTCGGCAGCATCGTGTACTGGATCACCGACTTCCTGCACTGGTGCTGGACAAAGTTTAAGAAACACAGGGAGAAAAAACGCCAGGCGGCAAAACAGCCGGAGGAATAAGCAATGCGCACCGGGCGGCAGGAACAGCACTCCTGCCGCCTGTTTTTATGGAGGTAACAGCACTATGGCAATCCACACCTTATCCCTCGACGTGGAGACATTTTCCGATGTCGATCTGAAAAAATGCGGCGTGTATAAATACGCCGAGTCCTCTGATTTTGAAATCCTGCTCTTTGGCGTGTCCGTGGACGGCGGCGAGGTCACCGTATACGACCTGGCATCCGGTGACACCGTGCCGGAGGAGATCATCCGGGCGCTTGCAGATGATTCCGTTATCAAGTGGGCGTACAATGCGTCCTTCGAGCGGGTCTGCCTTTCCGTCTGGCTGAGACGGAACTATCCGCAGTATTTTTCTTCCTACAGCATAGAGGATGATACCGTCCGAAATTACCTTGACCCGTCCTCCTGGCGCTGCTCCCTGGTATGGGGCGCGTACATGGGGCTGCCCCTCTCTCTGGAGGGGATCGGCAAAGTCCTCAAGCTGGAAAATCAGAAGATGGCTGAGGGCAAGGCGCTCATCCGCTATTTCTGCGTCCCCTGCAAGCCAACCAAAGCCAACGGCGGCAGGATGCGCAACCTCCCAGAGCATGACCCGGTAAAATGGTCAACCTTCATCGCGTATAACAAGCGGGATGTGGAAACCGAAATGGCGATCCAGCAGAAGCTGTCGAAGTTCCCTGTGCCGGATTTCCTGTGGGAGGAATACCATCTCGACCAGGAGATCAACGACCGGGGCATCCAGCTTGACATGGTGCTGGTGGAACAGGCCATCGCCATTGATAATCGTTCCAGAGAAGAACTCTCCGCAAAGATGCGTCAGCTTACCGCCCTGGAAAACCCGAACTCCGTCCAGCAGATGAAGGAGTGGCTCACAAAACACGGCCTTGAGGTGGACTCCCTGGACAAGAAAGCCGTGAAGGAGCTACTGAAAACCGCGCCGCCGGAGCTTGCCGAGGTGCTGGAACTGCGCCGGCAGCTTGCCAAATCCTCTGTGAAGAAGTATCAGGCGATGCAGAACGCCGTATGCACGGACGGCAGGGCGAGAGGGATGTTCCAGTTTTACGGCGCAAACCGCAGCGGCCGCTGGGCGGGCAGACTGATTCAGTTACAGAACCTACCGCAGAACCACATGGCACATCTGGAGGACGCGAGAAGCCTTGTCCGTTCCGGGGATTACGCCCTGCTCTCTGCACTGTATGACTCCGTACCGGAAGTCCTGTCGGAGCTCATCCGCACGGCGTTTGTGCCGAGGGACGGATACAAATTCATTGTTTCCGACTTCTCCGCCATCGAAGCCCGTGTGCTTTCGTTTTTGGCCGGCGAGTCTTGGCGGCTGAAGGTCTTTGCGGAAAACGGCGATATCTACTGCGCCAGCGCCTCCGCCATGTTCCATGTGCCGGTGGAAAAGCACGGGCAGAACGCCTATCTGAGGCAGAAAGGCAAAATCGCTGAACTGGCTCTCGGATATGGCGGATCGGTAGGCGCCCTCAAGTCGATGGGCGCACTGGAAATGGGGCTTGCCGAGGAGGAACTCCAGCCCCTTGTGGATGCGTGGCGCACCTCCAATCCGAACATCGTACAGCTTTGGTGGGACGTGGACAACGCCGTAAAAACCACCGTCCGCCAGCGGCTGGACACGGAAACGCACGGTATCCGGTTCCGTTACCGCAGCGGGATGCTGTTCATCATTCTGCCTTCCGGCCGGCAGCTCTGCTATGTGAAGCCGAAGATGGGAACAAATAAATTCGGCGGTGAATCCGTCACCTATGAGGGCGTCGGCAGCACAAAGAAGTGGGAGCGCATCGAATCTTACGGCCCGAAATTCGTGGAGAACATCGTCCAGGCCATCTCCAGGGATATTCTCATGTACGCCATGCGGACGCTGTCCCACTGTTTTATCGTCGGCCATGTCCACGATGAGCTGATCATCGAGTGCAGTGTGGACGTATCCCTGGACGCCATCTGTGGGCAGATGGGAAGGACACCGCCGTGGATCAAAGGTCTGAATCTCCGGGCGGACGGCTATGAAACCATGTTTTATAAGAAGGACTGAAAAAGGCGGTGCCTATCGTGATGATAAGCACCGCCCACTTTTTAACGGTTGAAAATGTCCTTTACCAGCGGCTGCACCAGGCTGCGGATTTTTTTAATGTCATCCGACACCGTCCGCTGCTTGATGCCAAGCTCGTCCGCCATTTCCTGCTGGGTGGCTCCGTCATAGAGCAGACGGAAGATCCTGCCATACTTGGGCTTTATCTCGCTGAGCATGGCAATCAGGTCTTCCAGGATTGTTTCATAGATAACATCTTCCTCAAACGATCCCTCTGCGGCCGGCTCCGCACCCTCATCCATCAGTACGGAGAGGGAAGCGGGCTTATTCCGCTCACGGCTGGCCTCCGAGAAGTGCTTGCACTCCTCACAGCGGTTGCTCTCCGGGCAGCGGATGAGTCGGTCGTTTTTGCCTTTGACCATACAGCGGCCATCCCGGTCTTCCCGTTTGATTTCCGCCCAGATCGGCGCCATATACGCCCGATACTCCTCTTCGGTCGCATCGACCATGACTACCCTGCATTTGCGGTTTCCGATGCGGTGCCAGGTGACGTCTTCCGGTTTGAAGCCAAAATCATGGATGACCTCGTCCGTTACCACCATCGGGATTTGATACTGCTTGTCTTGTTTTTTACTCTGATTTACTTTCATTTCGTGTCCTTTCCGTCCGGGTCAAAGGACGGTGGGACACAAAAGAGCCTGTAGCTGAAGACACCCACAGACTCCGCCAATCCGAAAATGAACACCAAAAGTCAACGGTGGGGCATCTTCACTCGGAGCGCAGTCTTTATCACTGTGTTCCAAGGTCTTATGCATCCCATCGTCCTAATGGCCATCTCGGACTATTGAGATTTATTTCTGGAAATCAGTTCTGCAAATGCGAAAATAAACTCGTTTTTGCAGATGTGAATTCTGAGTTAGGGGTAGAATGTTTCACACGATTGTGCTATAATTAGAAATCATCTCTCCATGTCCCGAAAACACATTTCCGACTTCCCCGTACCCCCCTGTTTTCTGAAGGCACGTCCCTTATCTAAGGGCTGAGTCCATTATAAAATACATGGTCGGTTAAGGCGGGTTCCGTTGGGTTGGCATGGGTAGGCTTGGGTAGAAAGGATGAGGGTATGAACTTTAAGGACTTTGCACATTTGCTGTCTCCCAGCATCGGAGCCGGGAGCAGTACTCACGCCTTTACCCGTTCCTTATTTGAAGCAATCGTCACGGAAGACGGCTTGGATATTCTCAACGGGTACGATAAAGAATCCTTTAAGGCGTATTACAACGGAAATACAAAAATCTCCAGTCTGGCAAGAAAAATCAGCCCCTATGTAGAGCCATTTGGGTTTTCCGAATACATCGGCAGTTTTCAGGATTGCGCTATTCAAGGGCTGTGCGAGACGTTCAAGAAATATATCCCAGACATCGATTTACACAATGCTGCGGATAAGCTGGCGGCCCTGTTCGCTTCCATCATCAGAGAGGCGGCTGCTGCCACAAGAAAACCGACGGGGAAATCGGTACGAACAGACAGCGATGCAGAATTTATCGAGGCGGAGGTCGTGGATGACGAAATGCCATCAGGTGCCGCCGGAGAAGACAAAAAAATAACCGTTATCCAGCAGCAGACAAATGTTATCCAAAACGGGGATCACAATGTCAATCTGACAAATAACGGTACAATCAATTTTCACTTTTGATGGAGGCGGCTTATGAATAACAAACTGATTCCGAAAACATCAACGCCTCCTGCGGCACAAAAAGTTGAGCAGACCGGCTCCACGAACGTCCATGTAACAAACCAGGGCGGCGGCGTGGTTAATATTAACTACAATTACCAACAGCCCGGCGGAAGTAATAGCGCCGAGCAGCTCATGGCAATACAGTCCTTCAGCAAGGAGTACTACCAGCTTCTTGTTACCTGCGAAGAGGATGTCTTTATCAACAATATTGTGACTGTAACTGCCAGCCGCGCTCTGAGTCAGCATCTTGTCCCACCGGAAATCCTGGAGCGGTGTTCATCCCTGTCCGATGCAGGAGTTGCGGAATTAAAGACATTCCCAGCTCTTATCTGCCGGGAGAACACAGAGCATTGGGGCCGAACCGATCCAAACCAGTGGGCGGTTTATGGCTACATCAGAAGGGTCAAAAAAGAGGGAAAGAACATTAAAGTTGCTTTCCAGCCCGTATCCGCCATTAATCAGCAGCTATTGTGCGCAAAAAAGAACGCCATCTATTTTGATCTTAATATGGGCTGCGCTATCACGGATTTGAACTTCAGTGCATGGTCCGTACATAAGGTCAATCTTTTTGAGGCATTTGACGAGGCTGGGCTTACCACCCTCCCAAGGCCGAGCTAACAGGGAGGAATATCATGCCAGATAAATTACCCAGTGAAATTATACGGATTACTCTCGATGACGCCACATATAAAGGCACCGGCGCTGCCATTGCCCCAACTTACATCAATTATTTCTTTGGCAACAATGGAACGGGAAAAACAACCATAGCAAAAGCAATAAAAACTGGCTCTGGGGTAATCTATGCCCCTGGCAAAGCTGCTGTGGATTATCTCCCCCTTGTATACGACCAGGATTTTATTGATGCCAATATGAGGAACTACCACAATCTTCCTGGCGTTTTTACCATGAATGAGGCAAATGTAAAAATACAGGAACAGATTGACAGGAAGGCCGCTGAACAGAAAAAGGCACAAAAAATCTCTTCGGATGCTTTCGCTGAAAAGGATAAAAAAGCTAAAACGAAAGCTGCTTTGGAAAAACAGCTATATAAGGACTGTTGGGACAAAACAGAGGAACTGCGCACTGTATTCGAAGCGACTCAGGAGGGCAAGAAAGGGTCAAAACAGAAATTTGCCGAAGAGGTAAAACGCCACTCTCCCATACAGCATGATGTTGAAGAATTGAAGCGGATGTATGACTCTGTCTATTCTTCTATGGCAAAGCGGTATGACAGATTTAACGCAGTCAGTGATGTTTCTGCCCTTGACCACATCTCCGGCTGTGAGATTCTTTCCCTTGCGATTGTGAATACTTCAAACACGCCATTTGCAGACTTTCTGAAAGAAGTCGGGGCAACTGAATGGGTGCGCCAAGGCCATGCAGATTACCATGAAAAGGCAGGTGGAAAATGTCCGTATTGTTCCCAAGAGCTGCCCCAGAATTTTGAAGAAATACTGGCCGCAAGTTTTGATACACAGTATCAAACAAACCTTCAGAAGCTGGACGCTTTCCTGGCTGCTTATCGGGATACGGCAAATGCCCTGTTCGTTCCGTTGAGTCGGCTGCCGGATGAGGTTTACCCTGCAATTGATACAAAGCCTTACCATGACAAGCTCACTGCAGTAAAGGCAGTAATAGCCGAAAATATTGAAAAAATCAAGAGCAAGGTGGCGGAACCGTCTAAAATCATCGCCTTGGACGAGGTTGAATCGCTTCTCCAGGAGCTTTCGGACATCATCAGCGGCTTTAACCGCCTGATAGACGCCAATAATGATATTGTGTCCGCCGGCCCGAAAAAGAAAGCCGAGTGCAAAAAAGCCGTTTTTGAGCAAATCGCCTATACTTTAAAAGATGTCCTGGAAGCCTATGCGCGAAGCGAATCAGCCCTTGATGCGGAAATACAGGCGCAGCAGGATATCATAAATACACAGAAGGAGGTACTTGACCAGCTAAAAGAGGATCTGCGTATTTTAAATAGCCAGACCGTGGAAACTGAAACCGCAATGAAAAGCATAAACACCATGCTCCGCGACTCTGGATTCCAGGGATTTGAACTGCGGCCCCGGCATGAAGAAATCATCCGCCCCGATGGTTCTGTAGAGCGCGTTGTCCCAACCCCGGCCATCAATTACGAGGTTGTGCGCACAGATACAGGCAAGATTGCGGAGAACCTCAGCGAAGGGGAAAAGAATTTTATCGCGTTTTTATATTTCCAACAGCTTGTATTTGGGAGAGAAAGCGCCGACGGCGATACACGGGAGAAAATTGTTGTCATCGATGACCCCGTTTCGAGCATGGACAGCAGTGCGCTCTTTATTGTGAGCGCACAGATCAGGAAAATGATCGAAGTGTGCCGGAACAATGCGGATAACAGAAATCCCGTAGTTTCCGGGAACTTTATCAAGCAAATTTTTATTTTGACTCATAACGCTTATTTCCACAGGGAAGTCACCTATGCTTACGCCAACCGCTATGACTTTGTTTCCTTTTATCTGATTCGTAAAACGGACAACAAGTCCTCTATACGGCTGTGTGACTGTCCAAACCCCGACTGCCCTTCAGAGCGAATGAATGTAAATCCGGTCAAAAATTCTTATGCAGCTCTGTGGGATGAATATAAGGATGCTTCATCCGGTATTCCCCTTATGAGCATTATCCGGAGAATCCTGGAATATTACTTTCTGCAGCTTTGCGGGTATGAGGGCAGTGACTTGCGAAAGAGGATACTCGAAGAGAATAAGGACGCCTTTACCCACGATGATTTTGGCAATGAGGATTTCTCTAAATTTGAACTGGCGTCCGCCATGCTTTCGTACATTGCCGCCAATTCGTCCGGCATAAATGATGGTATGCATTATGTGGACGACTGCATAGACGTCCAGCAGTGCAGAGATACTTTCCAGATGATTTTCCATCACATGGGGCAGGACCAGCATTATGAAATGATGATGGGTATGAAATAATGAGGAGGCAAACAAGTGCGTATCAGTTATAACAAGCTATGGAAACTTCTTATTGACAAGAACATGACTAAGATGGAGCTAAAAGATGCCGCTGGTATCAGCGCCGCATCTATTGCGAAACTTGGCAAAGGCGGAAACATTACTACAGACGTTCTTTTGAAAATATGTGAAACACTGGGCTGTCACATAGAGGACATCCTCGAAACAATTGACGATCAGGAGGAAAAATAAAATGGCTATCGATTACGAACAGGCAAAGGTTCTTCTCAACAACTCATACGAAAAAGCTGCCCAGGAACTTCCGGCAGCCGTGACTCAATATATCACAGACAATAAGGATGCGCTGGATACAATCTTTTCCTCAAAAACACAGTCCTACCGCGAGGTCCTGCTGGGCTGCGCAGTAGCAAGGTATCAGGACAGGAGCTGCAATATCCGGCACCCCTATGTCAAACAGGGCGAGGACGCTTTTAATGGGCGTACTTTGGATGAGAAGGCAGTCAATCCGTTCCTGTTTTCAAAGCAGATCCCTTGTTCCAAAGGTCCTTATCTGGCGACTTTCCGCAGGAATGTTACTTTCACTGAAGATACAAGGGATGGATTGCGCGATAAGGAAGGCTTTGACGCTTTGCTGTCACTGATTTCCACCTTGGAGGCTGTGTCCGAAAGTGACGAGGTGGAAACGATCATCATTGCCTTATTGAAGTGCTTTATCGACCTCCGTGAGCAGTCGATTGTCCGACTTGTTCCAATCCGCCGACTCCGCATCGATCAGTACCGTATGTTCCTAAACAAACTACAGCATCGCCAGAGCGGCGGCCTTATTCCCATGCTCCTGACGGATGCCGTCTTCTCCACTATCAACGGTCAGATGAATGCGGGGTGGACCATAGAACGCCAGGAGATCAACGCCGCAGATGGTGCGACCGGCGCACCAGGTGATATTACGATTTACAAGGATGGAGCGATCTTTAAAGCCATTGAAGTTACTGAGCGGCCAATAGACGGCTCCCGCGTTGATTCCACTTTCTCCACAAAAATCACACTGAACAACGCCGCTGAGTACTTATTCGTTTATACAAACGACCTTCCAAGGGAAAATGCGCTGGAACGAGCAAAAGCGTATTTTGCGCAGGGGTATAATATCAATTTCGCTTCCATCACAGATTTAACCATCCACATCCTGCTTTCTGGAGATGAGGCATTTCGGACTGCATACAATGAAAGAATGTTTGAACTGTTCAATGCCCAGGATGTACAAGCAACGATTAAGGTGGCTTGGAACGATGCCTTGACCGAAGCAATGCAGGCATAAAAAACGGGAATGTGTACCACATTAAGGTAACACATTCCCGCTTTTTACGCTTGGAGATATTCAGCAACAGCCGATGCAACGGCTTCCGCCATTTTACAAGGCACTGCATTGCCGATTTGTTTATAAATTGCCGCCGGCTTGCCACAGAAGATATAATCATCTGGGAAGGTCTGAATCTTAGCCGCTTCCCGTATCGTAATTCTTCTAAGGCGGCTGGGAGCTTCCTTGTATTCCGGGGTAATCGTTCCATCCATCAAACCTTTGTGGTAGTTCTCGATGAAATTATCATCTGCCTCCCCATACAAGTAGTCTTCATCTATAAACGGCGTTTTATTCCCGCCCATAGAAGCCGGAAGGGTATTCGCATAGCCATCGATATCTATCGGGCGTCCCTGCCCATTAAAGTACATACCCGCATAAGGGGATTTACGCATAACCGGCCGTGCGCAAAAATTAATCTTTGCCACACAAGTCCGTGGATTCTCCTCACTGCCTGCTTTGCCAAGAGGTAACAAGATATCCCTGATGGGAGCAGCCTTCGTTTTATGATGTGTGATAAGCTGATGAAGACGCTTTTCATCAAACGAATCCCCTCGGATTCCAATAAAGAATACGCGCTCCCGCTTCTGCGGCACGCCATAATCTGTGGCATTTAAAACAAAATAATGGCACGAATATCCAAGGTCAGAAGCCTTCTTCAAATAGCGTTCTCGTACATCTTTCCATTTACTCAGTTCGCCCAGGGCTTTTACATTCTCCATCACAAAAGCTCTTGGCTTGACTCTTTCAACGACATCCAGGAAAGTAAAAATCAATTTGCTTCTGTCATCATCAGGGTCCATTTTCCCCGCTACTGAAAAGCCCTGGCATGGAGGGCCTCCAAATACAAGATCAATCCCCTCATATTTGCCAAGAGAATCGATTACATTATTGATGTCATCGTTGACCATTATACAGTCTGGGTGATTGGCTCTATAGGTTTCAGCAGCATCGGCAACCAGTTCATTGGCAAACACAACTTTTATCCCGGCATTCTCAAAACCGACATCCATGCCGCCCGCCCCAGAAAACAACGAAATGGCTCTTAACGGCTCACTCATCGGCTTTTTCTCCTTCTTTATCATGATGAATACGGAAAATCAATTCATTTTCCTGCGCATTCAAATAAATATCAAAAGTGGTCTTTCCCTTTTCAACTCCCATATTAGAAAGGATTGCTTTCGGCATTCTTACTCGCATATCCTGCTGCAACACATAGGTATCAAGATAAATGCATGAATCTGTCACGGCGTCTTTCCTCCTTGCCCTTAATTCAGTCTAATTATAAACTGTTTTCAGTCCAGAGTCAAGCCTCTATACCACAACGAGAACAGTTTCTACATTTTAACGATAGCCCTACTCTGTAACGATAGCTTTTCTATCGTTACAGAGTATCATTGAAAAGAGCGAATCCCCCTGGCAAGACCGCTGTTCTGCCTACGCCGCCACAGTGCCGAAAATAGAAAAACCGCCCAGAAACGGCGGATTTGCGGCATTTTTGAGGGTATGGAATTGTATCAATCTCGGCGTGGTTTTGTCAAGAAATACTGTCTCGTCATTCCAAACATCCTCTGGTAACATATCTAGCATCTTCTCAACTATTCTAGGTGGTGTTGTTATGTTTGGAATACGTGTTGTTCCTCTATCTAAATCAACAGGCAACTCTGATTTTGCTTTTGCAATATCATTTACATTTTGTGTTATTACTTCATCTGTTTTTTCTTTAAACATTGTATATTGCAAATAATTGAGGTATTCCTTTATTTGTTTAACCGCTTCTGTAAACATACTTACATCTGCACCAGTACAGGATGGTTTTATTGAGTTATACCTATTACCTACAGGAATTAGGCTCCAAAATATATGTTCTAAAGCATCTAATTCTGTTGCTCCCCATGCTCCTTTTTCATTTGTAAATACAACGATATCTGTCCACTTATCCGAATAAACAATTGGATCTTTACCAGACCACTTATGTTCCCATAATCTGTCAAGCACCGACTCTTCATTATCTCTTATGCCAGCCTGACCCACATACATTTTCTCTATCGACTGTTTTTTCTGAGCATCAACTTCATATCCTATCAGAAAATAAATGCAGTTATATTTTAATTCTTTGTCCCAAAAACTATTTTCATTATCTTTCTTATTTGGCAATATGTCGCTTTTAGGAATAAGATATGCCATTGTTCCGTAATCTTTATTTGTTAATTTCTTACCGAACCTATGCCCTTCCAATATCTCATCTGTTATGTTTGTTTTCTCACCCATGATTCTGTACCTCCTTTTTATTATTCTACTGTATTAGTCCAATAATTGCTATGTTGAATTTTACATCTAGGTATCCTCCTGACAGTTCAAAATAAATTAAAAATTTTATTTTCATATATTTGCGTGGTATCAGGAGATGCCTATTCCACATACCCATACTGTATCTAATAATTTTTACTGCTTTTTCTTAAAACATGTCAGATGAAATATGTCAAAAATCCTACTTTTTGACATACCACTTTTCTACCCATTTTCCCTGTGTCATATATCCGATTTCCCTATTTTGAAATATTTCATTTCTAAATCATACTTTTTGAAATATTGGTAGTGACAGATACGAAAAAAGCAACCCCTGTAACAGGATTGCTTCTTTGTTTTATCTTATACATTAAAATCTATCGTTTATGTTTCTTTTTCTTCTTTTTTGATTCTCCTTTTACTATACCTTGCTCCACTTCTATGTTATTAACAATATTTATTGAACAATCATTCTCTTTCAACTTTCCAAGCTGTTCCTGCAATATATTAAAAAAATATTTTTCTTTTTGAAAAGTATTCATACTCTTGTATATAAAGAATAAAGTAAACACCAAAAGAGCTAGTAACAACAAATTTTCTATATTGGTGGCTGCTTTAGATTCTGAGTCAAACAACGCATCCGCATACATCCCTGCTATTAGTGACACAACCTTTGATAATATTGCATTAAAAAGGGTAAACCATATTCCCCAAAATGTCGTTGCTTCTAATGAAGCATCTATCAATTCTTTAGCATGTTGAATTTGTTCAATATTCTTACCCTTTAAACAAGATATGTACTTCTCTCTTTCACTATATGCATATTTTGTATCTCTCAAGCTTTCAAATTCAGAAAACAAATCATTTATTATTTCATTGTTATCTTCGAGATATTTATGCTTTTCACTCTTTTTATGCTTTCTATTCTTTTTTAACAAAATATTCCAACCCCAAAATTCTATCACACACACAATAATAGCTAAAAATATTCCAAAAAGCAGACTCATTAAATTATAATCCATCTTTTCCCTCCTGTATTTTAATCGAACAATTTATAATCCTATTTATCATATAATATTTTTCCATTTTGTCAACTTTCCCCTCCTTCGAAGCAAGGTTGCCTTTACCCATTGTCTTGGATTATTTTCTGTATGACTTTCCATCCTAAGAAGAGGAACTGTTTTGATATCCAAATTATGTTACTTATGATAAACACGATACAGGTGATATTAAATATTGTTTGGTTCGCTAATAACTGCATGATATATTCATATTCCATTGTGGGTTACTCCCTTCATAAGAAATGACATCCCTTAGGATGCCATCTCTTTTTCTTCTTTTGATTCTGTCTGGGTTTCTGTGGTGGACTGCTTTTCTAAGGGTGCTACCTTCAGAGTGTTTCCCTCAATCTTTAAACCACCGCTGATAATTCCCATCTCATACAATGCTTTGATTCTCTCTTCACTAAAACTCGTTCTCTCATATCGGGAAGAAATCACATCATATAACTGGGTTCCCTTTTCTTTGTGAGTGCCTGTTACAATGTAAAACAGGTTTACTAAACTATCATTTTCAAACTTAGGAATCAGAGAATTGATGTGACTCTTTACCATCCAGTTTCTACAATAAAAATTCTCTGTATCCGGAATCAATTCCCCTGTTTCTTCGGATATCGCTAAACCATATACCTCTTCTTTTCCAGTGAGGATAAGATTTCTTAACTGCTTATCCGTAAACTCAACAATTTCTCCCTTAGTAAGTGAGTATGCTTCCCATCCTAACTGACGTGCTCCTAAATACAACTCATTAACCACAATTAACTTTCTACACATAATTCCTACCTCTTCTTTCTGTACCATCTGGTACTAAATATTTTGTTTTCGGAGGCTCTTTATTTTTCTTTGTCCTCCTTACATTTAATACCTTAACGCTGGGGAAATGGGGTGTCATTAGGGGGAGTAGCCAAAGATAATTACTTGCTATTAGTGACAATGTAGAACATAAAAAGGACACTCATTTTATTGAATGTCCTAATCTTTTTGTCCGATATTTTCTCATACTTATGTACAAAATGTAAATAAGTAAATCATAGGTAAATACTTAATTACAAAATGTTCAAAAGTTCTATTTTACACGCAATTTCCCATTTTCTTATGGACTTCCGTGGCAGATGAATAATATTTTAATCATGCCTTAAAAACTCCTTGAAAATGCTGATTTTCCTTGATCTTACGCCACTTTATACGATTTGCTGTGATAGAGTATTTTCTTTGTTTTCGTCGCATATCGTGGCATAAATTCGTATATCTTGTCATCCAAATTTAGTAAAAATCTTAGTAAAACAGCTCGATTTTCTCATTTTACTAAAGACTTTTTCCACTTAGGTTTTCTTTTAGTTGTATCATTATTTTAAAATTTTAAGCCATTTTAGCATATTTGCCAAGTTCTTCCTTGGCATCCTCTGCTCCCAGATGCGTATATGTATTCAATGTTACCCCAATGTCTGAATGTCCCATAAGATACTGAAGCGTTTTAGGATTCATCCCGCTTTTTGCCATATTGCTGCAGTAGGTATGCCTGCAAACATGTGGCGTGATTTTTGGTAACTGCTCTTTATAGATTCGATTATGCTTAGCTAATGCCCACTCAAAATGCTTTTCCCAATGTAAAGCAACTTCCGGCATATCCTTCTTATCTAAAAACAGAAATCCCTTATATCCATCAATCACAGGTTCTTTCTTGGGCTTTTTACGATTTTCAACAATACGCTTAAAACATTCATTTCCTCAGTCATAGGAATGATTCTGGTTCCACTTGACGTTTTGGTACCTTCAATAACATACTTCATATCTCTGGTTCTTTGAAGCTGATGATTTACACTGATTTGCTTTTCTTCAAAATCAATATCGGAAAGTGTCAATCCGCAGAACTCTGAAATACGAAGTCCGGTTTTAAAGAGGATAAACATACCATCATAGTATCGTTTATAATGCTCATCATTCTTAATAAATTCCAAGAACTTTCTTGCTTGTTTTCTGGTTATGGCTTCTCTTGTTACACTATCGTTTACAACTACCGTACATAGTTGAAACTCGAACGGATTTTTACGAATCAAATCATCATCTACAGCCATTTGAAAAGCAGGTCTTACCACTCCACGAACTGAATGAATGGTGCTGTATCCCCTACCATCTGCCTGAAGCTTAATCAACCATGCTTTTGCATCTGATAGTTTTACCTTATCAATCCTTAATGCTCCAAATTCCTCTTTCTTAATAATGTTGATAACAAAATTATAATTCTCAGCTGTATTATGGCGAACCCCAGTCTTCTGAGCAATATACTTTTTTACCAACTCAAGAACTGTCAAATTATCACCATAAGGAGTAATGCCATCATTTATATCCCTTAATATGACTTTTTCCTTTTCTCTAAGTGACTGGCAAGGTCTTCTTCCTACCGGAAGAGGATCTGTCGATTCCAACTTCCAACTGTAAAGAAATTTCTGTTTTCCAAAGCAGTCTGTATAAACAAATGCATATCTTCCATCCGCTCGCTGGCTTTCTCCGTTTCGTAAAATACGTCCTTTTTTATCACGTCTTTTCTGATTGCGATTTCTTTCACTCAAACGTCTTTGCTCCTTTCTACGAAGAAGCCCCAGCACGACAACCATATTATATCATACCAGGGCGGCATTTATCGCTTTAAAGTGATAAAGTTTTGTATTTTTCATTTCTACAAGGAAGTGGTTTGATTAAGAAATTCTTCAAATTTATGCCGATTAATCAACGATTTATTCCCAACCTGCACCGTAAAACAATAATCAGTATCAGTATTTTCAGAAATCAGCATCCTTATCTTCTTTTCACCAATTCCAAAATATTGAACAGCCTCATCGACTGTTAGCATATATTTCTTCCATATTGGAACCATCTTTCCTTTCACTTTTGCCTCTGTATTATCTATTTTCAACACCTCCATCTTTCTCATAATAGGCAACACTTTATCTGCCCATGACAAACAGGAACCCATGCTCCTATCTCTCATCAGCAGACAACAAAAAATCCATACAGGTGGCAGGTCATTACTCTGCCCACATCGGTCTTGCACCGTCATTCAAATTGACCGGATCTCTCCGGAAGTATCATTATCATAGATATGCTTCATCGCCCTGTGCAACTGCTACACATTTTGCCAAATTCTTCTCGCTCCATACCTTTGCTTCAATGTAGTGTTTCAACATTCCCTCACGTTCACTCAAAAAGAGCAGGTATCTATTGTACCTGAATTACTTCCCAGAAAATCCTTCAAAAGATCTTTTGTAAGTGTATCATTTTCCCCAAGCACCATATTGTAAATATTTTCTGGCATATCCGGCATCTGCGCCTGAATTCTTATGGCATTATCTTCTGTGCCGATCGTACAGTTGATTTCCTTAAGAGTATTTTCCTCCTTTCCTGTTCCACCTTCATTTACAATTGCTTCCACTTCATTTTCCACAGAGCCCTTTGCATGAAGGATGTCTCCATTAGATGAGCTTTGCAAAAGCCGTTGAACGTGTACATAATGTGTTCTTTGTATGCTTCTGTGCAAGGCATAAATGATTCCCCCTTTCTCCCACATGAGGCAATGGTAGGTTAATAGTTGCCTTTTTATGATGATAAAGGGCGGCAGCATTTTTTGCTGTTGCGCCTTGTCTACTCAACTGCGAAAACGGACGGGGCTGTCAACGGCGGGCGAAGCCCGTTCATCTTGACCGTTGACTGGCTCGGCTGGTTTTGCTATTCATACTTTTTTAATAACTGTTTAAATATTACGATACCTATTACAATTTGAAAAATTAAATAGCCGCCCAGATATAGCACTATTAAGCGTGAATTATCAATGACTTCAAGTTGTCCCAATATGGAGAAGATGATTATTGAAATACTAACTGTCATAAGCCCGATAGCATACGCATAGCGCCCGGATTTATCTCTTAATTTTGATTTTAATTCATCGTGAAGTTCGATTTTTTCATTTTCTATTTTTTCTTGATACCGTTCTTTATTTTTAGATGTATTCCAATAAAAGTATTTACAAGTCATAACAGTACCAGAACAAATGGCTCCGGCAGCAAAACCAATAAGCAAACTGTCCAGCACACTATCAGTTAGCAGTGCTACACCCAAAAGAATAATGCCTCCCAAAATAAACAAAATACCATCTAATAAATTACCTTTTTTCATCTTTGAAACTCCTTTCATGAATAAAAATTTCTTCAATTTGTTTACCGAAAAAATCTGATATTACAAAAGCTAATTCTAAAGAGGGATTATATTTCCCCGTTTCTATTGAACTGACGGTTTGCCTTGAAACTTTAAGTGCTTTTGCAAAATCTTCTTGATTCATGCCTAATCTTTTCCTTAATTCTTCAACCCTGTTTTCCAAATAATGTCACCTCCGTTTTGACAAGGTTCCTTTACATTTTCATTATAGTAGGATAAGGAGGTTTTATCAAGGTTCCTTTACAAAAGTTTTTCTTATAAGTTGCACGGAATAGTGGGTGGCTGCCTATCAAAATCTTTGTGTTACTTTATCGCACATGAGCATTTGCTCCGGGATTGTCATTACCATAACCTTCCAGAAGGTTGATAACACCCCCTACACCTACACCTGCTCCGATTGCTGTTACTACGGTCTTTAATCCTGTTACTGCTGTTGTAAAAATGACATTTTAATTTACCTCTTTCTTTCCTTAAATTTGATTTGTGTTGGAAAGAGTTTTTCGTGTCAAATGCTGTTTTTACAGAAGATTTACATTTACCGATTTGAGCAGACAATTCCTCTATCGGAAAAATCAGATAAACATTTCCATACTTGTCTATCCAGCTATTCATTCTCGATATCCGTGCCCGGTCATACAAAATCATATAAAGGAATTTTGCAGTTTGAGAAATTCGCAGTTTTAGCAAAAACTTCGGAAACTGGAAGTACTGAATCATCTGCTCAGACTCCTTCATGTATTCATATTTCATTCTTTTCTCGCCTCGTTTCTGTTTCTAACTGTTGTAAAAATCATTTTTATGCCGGCTCAAAAAATGTCCTTACACATATTCAAAAGATGAAGGGCATAAATACAGGCTCTTGATGAAAATTTTTTATTTTTCCTGCAAAAAATACCCTTTCATTAATACGAAACGCTGAGATGCATTTTTACAGCCCCCTGAGGAAAATTTTTTATTTTTTCGGTTAATTGAATACTTAAAAACAAAAAACACTCACCTATTCCAGGTGAATGCCTTATCAAAATTTCCTTATTTTGTTGTCTGTGACGCTTATCCAGATATGCCTGCATATCTGCTAAAATATAATTGCCAGCAATTATATTTTCACGTGGGTATGGGGACGTAATCCCAATCAAGGTCTGCTACTCGTAAGTAATACAAAATTGTCAAAATGACAATACTGTAATACACGGGTGGATCTTGCTCTGGTATTTTCTCCTCATCAAATCGGTTTGTGATATTTGGATGCTACTCTAAAAATATTATGATGTTCACTAATCATTATGAACTCTTGTCTTTTAAGCATATCTTTATTAGATTTATATGTCATTTCATGATAGAATTAATTTTGAAGAGGAGGTATTATTATGGACTATTTATCGGCAGCAAAAATGAGATATTATTCAAAAGATAACTCTGAAAACATCACAAAAAATTTAAACAAGAAACTTTCTGCTAATATTTCAGCATAGTAATGTCATAGAAAAAGTATCATTTCAGTAGTAAAATACTGGCTAAAAGCAGACATTATTTGGAGAGTACCGTTTAGACATCAGGAGGTAACATAATGGGTAAGAACACGACAAATGATATGACGCAGGGAAACTGCATGCGTTTACTGGTACAGTTTTTTCTGCCGATCCTGGCAGGAAATCTGTTTCAGCAGTTATACAGCTTTGCAGACTCTATGGTGGTGGGAAAAGGAATTGGCGATACGGCACTTGCAGCAGTCGGAAATACCAGTTCCGTACATTTTCTGATCATTGGTTTCGCAATTGGGCTGACAGGAGGATTGGGAATCTGTATTTCTCAGTCTTTTGGAAGTGGCAATTATGAAAAACTTCGTAAGGAGCTGGCAATGTCTGTCTGGATCTGTCTGGCTATTGGGATTGTGATCACAGTGGTAAGTCTGGCCTTCATGCGGCAATTATTTACATTTCTCCATACACCGGAAGATCTGATGACGGAAACACTGCAATATTTCGGAACAATTCTTGCGGGAACCACCATTACAATTTTTAATAATTTTGCCATGACACTTCTGCGTTCCGTCGGAAACAGCCGGGTGCCTCTGGTTGCAATGATAATTTCCGCCATTGCTAATGTTCTGATGGATCTGTTATTCGTTTTTCCGCTGCATATGGGTGTTTTGGGCGCAGCGTTAGCCACTGTTCTGGCACAGGTTCTGTCTGCGCTTTACTGCTGTTACTACATAGGAAGGGAAAAAAATCTGATCCCAAAAAAAACGGACTGGAAACCACAGAGTGTGATCATCAAAAAACTGACATTGAAAGGTCTACCTGTTGCCGTTATGAATTCTGTCACTGCAGTGGGTGGAATAGTATTGCAGACATTTGTCAACAATATGGGAACAAGCTATGTGGCTGCCTATGCGGCATGCACCAAGATCCTCAGTCTTTTTGAACAGCCGGCAAATACAGTGGGCCTGGCACTTCTTACTTTTGTGGGACAGAATTATGGTGCCGGAAAAAAGGAGCGGATACGTACCGGTATCCGGGAAGGAGTTATCCTGACGATCCTGATAAATATTCCACTGGCTTTGATGTTGCTGTGTATTCCTGAGTTTCTGACTTCTTTCATGTTGAATGATGCGTCGATTATTTCTTACACAAGAGATTTTCTGGCGGTTACAGGCATCTGTCTGTTTCCTCTGGGATGGCTGTTTGTGTTCCGCAACGGGTGTCAGGGCATGGGACATACGTTTGTTCCGATGCTTTCAGGAGTCCTGGAAGTGTCTCTTCGAGTGGTCATGGTAAAGCTGCTGACTCCATATCTGGCTTTTCGTGGTGTTGCTCTGGCAGAAGTATCTGCCTGGATCGGCGCCTGGATCATGTTGATGATCACTTACTGGATCTATCAGGAAAGAACGGATTCTTTTCGGTAAGTCTGATGAGAACATCCTACCTTGGTGCGAAACTGTCGATTGAAATTTGAAAGGTTATGAAATCCGGTATCGAAAGCAATGTCGGAGATACTGCGATCCGTATTGCGCAGAAGGTCGCATGCTGATCGGATACGTACCTGATTCAGATATTCAATGGCTCCGAGACCGAAATTCTGTTTGAAACAGCTCATAAAGTAACTGTTGCTCATATGAGCGATCTTTGCCAGCTGCTCTATGGTGACAGATTCAGAATGATGTTTCTGTATATAAGTGAGAACAGGCTGAAGTGTTTCGGTCATCCGGGATTCTGTCGAAACCGTGTGTTCGGTGCAGAGTCCCGGTGTCGATGCCAGCAGATAAAATAAGCGAAGCAGTTCGCTTTTCAGTAACAGATCAGACGTTGCAAGATTTTTGTGTGCACACTGCATAATAGTCCGGACCGAATCATGGAGTTCATGATACCCCGGGGGTTCCTGAGATACAGGGACCAGAACTCTTCGTCTGGAAGAAAAGATCGGCAGCAGAATATCTGTATAACAACGGTCATCGTAACTTCCCACCAGCATATTCTGATGAAAAACAATGGTATCATAAAAAAAGAGCTGTGCTCATCCGACATGATAGCATGAAGGACGTTGGGCTGGATCAGAAAGATGTCTCCCGGTTTGGCAGAGATGGTCTGATCCTCGTATTTGAAAAAACCATTTCCAGATTTTATGTAATTTAATTCCATTTCACTGTGCCAGTGCAGCGGTACACTCGTAAAATAATCCGGTATACCGCAGTCATAGTAACTGTATGGAACCTGAATGGATCCGTGCTGGCACTTTTCTTTTATCGCATAAAGATTCTGCAAAGGTAGAGGCTGCCAAAGTAACCGGACGCCGCGTCTCTATCTCCGGAATGCTGAAATTTTTAGGCGTGTCCCGCTCTGGATACAGATCCTTTCTTCATCGAAAGGTATCTCCTTCCCGTCAGCGAAAAGATGCTGTTAAAAAGGAAATCCAGAAAATATATGATTATTCAAAACAGAATTACGGTGCCCCTAAAATTGCTCAGGAACTACGTAAATCTGGTGAAACCATCAGTCAGCGCACCGTAGGTAAATACATGCGTGAAATGGGCATTCGTGCCCAGTGGACCAAACCGTGGACTACTACCACCAGAGATTCTGATTTTAGCATGGAACTCCACAACATTCTCAATGAACAGTTCAATCCAGAACGTCCTAACGCTGTCTGGTGCACAGATATCACTTATATCTGGACGCAGGATGGTTTTGCATACCTTAACTGCGTTATGGACTTGTATGCCAGAAAAATCATTGCCTGGACTCTTGCAGACACTATGGAAGTATCTACAGTTATCGAAACAATCAACAAGGCAAAAGCCTGTCGTAATACTGATTTACCACTTATTATCCATTCAGATCGTGGTAGCCAGTATGTTTCAAATGCGTGGCGTAAATCCACAGAAAAGATGCTATGAAGCTATTCTCATAGTGGTTATCCTTACGATAATGCTTGCATCGAATCTTTCCATTCCTTAATCAAAAGAGAATGGCTTAACAGATTTCATATCATTAACTACAAACATGCCTATAGGCTTGTATTTGAGTATATTGAAACCTTTTATAATAATGTCATTGAACTTGTAGTTCAAAAATTATGCTGCATTTAATTCTCTCATTTTCTTATAGTAGGTATAAACTCTTCTCTCCTGATCCGTAAGACATGCATCCATTTGACTTTTTGTTCTTCCAGCATTTCCGCAAACAATTGAATCCATAGGAACTTGAAGCATTTTGCTAATTGCATACAGATTATCGACTGTTGGCATACTAACGCCATCCAACCATCGATAAACACTCTGCACACATCCAAACCCTAAATATTCTTGAATATCTTTTGGTTTTACTCCTCTCATATCCATAATTCTTCGAAGATTAACACCTGTTTCTTTTTTATTAATTGTTGGAAACATACTATCGCCTCCTTTGCACTAAATTCTTGTTCTACTCAGTTCTTACACATACTTTCTTCCCCGAAAAAGCAATTCCAAACTTCAAGATTTCCGTAATTCCATCCTCTTTCATTTCAGAATCGTATCGCAACTCACCAATTTGCTTTAATGCTTCATTAGACCATTTTTCAAGCTCAACATCGCTTAATTTTTCTTTCCACTTTAATTCCAAAATAATACCAGGATACCTTTTTTCTCTTGGAATTAAAGAAACATCAAATCTGCCATCTCCAGATTCTCGGTTCGATTTAATCTTATACTGATTATCCATTAATGCTATTAATCCTAGCATCAAACCATGATAAAATCCTTCAGCTCCACCATCGAAGAAGCTAATTGATTTATCCATATATTCCCCAATAGCGCTCTGCAACTTCTTGTAATCATTGGCATAAAGACTTTCTGCAATCTTATTTGCTGTAGTCCTTGTAATTGCTCCAGTTTGCAAGAAATGTGACAAGATTTCACTCTTATATACAGCTGCAATCTCTCTATTTGGAATTGATACTTCACATAAATATGAACCATCTGCTTGCAGTTCCTTTTTAGGAGTTTTCAAATAGCCAGCAACCAACAATAAGCTATAAATATTTGCTGGATCCTCCGCAAGCGATCTATACACCACATTTTGATCAATTCTTGCAACTACTCTTTCTCCTTGCAAAAGGTCATATAATCTTTCTGTAATATCATCTGTAGCCACTCTTAGTACATCATCAAGGATTTCATTTTTTCCTGTATTTACCCAATATGCTTGAGGAAGGCATCCCTTGGAAATATAGTTGATTACAGACCATGGATTATATATTTCTTCGCTACCAAACAAATATCCATCGTACCAGTCTTTAAGTTCCTCCTCTTTATCTGATACTCCATAGTAACTGAGCATTGCTTTCACTTCAGATTCTGTAAATCCAAAAAAGCTATCGTATTCTTCATCCATTACGGAGTTCACTGTTAAATTATTTAGACCACTAAAGATACTTTCCTGAGCAATACGCAAAATTCCTGTTAGGAAACCATAGGATAAATTCTTATTATCCTTAAATGCTCCTGAAAAGAAATTTCTCATGAATCCAATAATTTCATCGTAGAAATCCTTAGAGTATCCATCTTGAATCAGAGTATCATATTCATCAATAATGATTACTGGAGCCTTATCATAATGTGAAGCAAGCATTTTAGATAGTCTTTCTAGCGAAGAAGTAAGCTCCACTTCATTAGCTGTAGCGCTAATAATCTTTGTAAAATACTCCTTCTCATATTGTGAGAGCTTATCACTATTTAGTAGCTCTTGATGTCTTCCATACTCTTCTTGAAGTAGTCCCCTTATTTTATCTATTGTTGCGTCCCAAGTATCAAATTTAACATCCTTAAAAGTTAAGAATATGACTGGATATTTTCCTTGATGTGAACGATACTCTTCTCCACATTGCCAAATATTTTTATCGACAAAATACTTACTAGTATTCTTATCTGATATTTCAAAGAACACTCTGAGCATATCCATATTCAAGGTCTTTCCGAATCTCCTTGGTCTCGTAAACAAAGATACCAATGGCTTTTGATCCAAGAATTCTTTGATTAATAACGTCTTGTCGACATAGTAATATTCTTCCTGCGCACGAACATAGTCAGAGATGCCGATTGGTAATGATTTAACTTCTGCTTTCGCAACCATATTTTTCTTGATGTATTTTCCATTAGACACTCTTCCATCCATTGGCTTTGGAGAGTCGTCTGGAATTAACCAAGATCCTTTTTCTTTTATTGCACCCTGTATTCTTCCTTTTTTGCACATGTCATTTACGGAACGTGGAGAAACATTCCACTCTAAAGCCTTTTCTTTACAAGTTTTCATATATATATCAGCTCCTGTCATTCGCAATATTATTCCTCATCTTACGCAAATTATACCTCAGTAAAACACAAAAAGTCAAATCAATTCGATATTTTGCGTTTAATTATTGCGTTTGCTTAATGTTTTGCGTCTTGTATTTTTCGGCACTTTTATTTTGGTTTTTCAGTCCACAAACTTGTTTGTAGCATATTACTCAGACAAGTTTAACTCCACTGAAAAAGGACCAGCCCAGCTGATCCTCTCCCTCTATCACATCCCCATTTTCCTTGTCTTCAAGTTCCATGTCCACCCCTACAGTTTTAGCTTCTAATAAGCCTCTCCCATCCCCGCAAGAGTGTTATTTTTGTGTTATTTTTTAACCTCGCATACCCGCAAGCCCTTGCTATTACTGGCTTTCTAGAAGAAACGACATAATCTGCCGTGGCAGATAAATAAAATTCTTATCATATGATTTTCTCCTTGTGTTATTGAAAGATTGTGTAATTTGAACCCTCTATGTTCTCAATCACTTAATGATATATTTTGTTCCTCTGCCTTTTCCTTCAACTGCAATCACACCCTTTTTCTCTATAGCTTTCAGTAATTGTGTTGTTTTTGATTTGCCAAATGGGACATATGGTGCAATTTCACTTATTGGTTTCAGCATCGTCTTACTTAAAAATTTGTAAATCACTTTTTCGTCTTCGGTTAAATTGACATTCGTTTCAAATATCGGTAGTACAATTTTTATAGCATTTTCTGACACTTCAAATTCTGGTTTTATCAAACTCTCTGCATACAGTTGTTTGATTCGTGTAATTCCTGTTCCAAATATCTCTACTAATCCCAGTCTGTAAAATACATTTGCAAGATTTCTATTTCTTAAAATAGATAGTTTACCTGATAAATATTCTTCTGCCGTTATTCCAGCCGGCAATCCACCAGGAGACACTACTTCTATTCTATCATCAAACATAGAAACTCTGGTGTGTGAATTAATATCCCATACCCTATGAATCAAAGCATTTGCAATTGCTTCTCTGAAAGCTGCTTCCGGTATTTTCTCTACCATCTTTCTGTCAGCCCCCTGTATTACTTCATATTGGTAATAATCTCTAAATACAGCAAGTGCTTTTTCATATATTTCTAAAACCGATATATGTTCAAACGTTACTCTTTTTTGAATAATACTGATATTCTCACCGAACTTAACAATATCAATTCCTGAAAAATGATTTTTATCTGCCAAAAGTCCCGCTGCATTATTATAACCATTTATATTGTCATACAGGTTCAATGTCTTTAAAGTATCTTGATTGAAAGTTTCAATGTGAATATTTTCTTTCAGTTTACACTGTAAAATTTTAAAAGATAGCTCCTGATCTTTACAAGGTAATTCTTCGAAGCTAATATTTTTTCCATCTAATACAAGCCTTGAAAATTCCAATGTATCTACCTCTATCGTTGCTGTATCATTTCGTTTGTATGCTTTTGATTTATATAAATACGGTTTTTGAAGACCACTTTTTACAGTAAGTTTTATCGTCTGGTCATTATTCTGTATTTCAAGTGTATAGTTTGGTTGAGGTGATATACTGTCATTGATTTTATTTTCGATATCCAGACAGGCCTGTTTTACATCTAGCAATCCTTTCACATTTCCATTATCATCAACCCCAAAAAGAATTGTTCCACCATTGTAATTCGAAAAGGCACTAACTGTTTTCAAAAAAGTATTCGTAATCGTTTCCTTGAATTCTAATATTCTTGTTTCACGCATAGTAATCGTTCTCTTTCCAACCATAATGATTATATTATATGCAAAAACGCGCAAAAAATCAATCGTATTTTTTTACGATTGATTTTTTAATTGATTTTGAGTGTAGTATTATTTTTTGACCAACTGAATTATGACAACTTTTTTAATTATTCCGATTCGGTCTTCCAAAGGTATAAATAAGGTATAAATTATTTGTTTCTATCTAGAAAATCCTACAAAATCTAGTCTTTCTCGCCATACTTTAAATGTTGCCGTGACAGATGAAAAGTACTTTTATCATTCCTTAAAAACTCCTTGAAAACACTGATTTTCCTTGATTTTACGCCACTTTCTAAGATTTGTCACGATAGAGTGTTTTATGCACTTTTGTTGCATATTGTGGCATAAGTTCGCATATCTTGTCATCCAAATTTAGTAAAAATCTTAGTAAAATGTCTGGATTTTTTGATTTTACTAAAGACTTTTTCACTTAGGTTTTCTTTTAGTTGTATGTATATTTTTTAAGCCATTTTTGCAAATTTGCCAAGTTCTTCCCTGGCATCCTCTGCTCCCAGATGCGTATAGGTATTTAACGTAACACCGATATCAGCATGTCCCATAAGATACCCTGCTAGCTAATATCCAATATTTAATTTCTTTTGCGCACATACTTACCATTCCTGCAGTTCTCCTTCAGAACCAAACAACATCTCAAGAAGCTCTGCTGCGATATCTTTACTGCATACCCGCATCAGATTGTCCTCAGCATCTTCCTTTGACAGCAGGTTCACACTTCCATACCAGACAATATCATTATCGATTACGGCATAATGCTCACAAGTCTCTTCTACAAGCCTGATTTCAAAACCGGCTTTTCGAAGTCTCTCCATAAGCTCCATCCGGACATCATCTTTGCCATATTTATAGGCATCCGGATGCCATGTAACAATTGTTACCTTAACTCCCAACTCCCGCCGCTTTCCAAGCATGTTTATAATGCGATCCACTTTTTGATTATTTAACCTCGGACTTGATACAACGACCGCGGAATTAGCCTCCTCAAGATCCTTCCAATAAGTTTCTGCATAGTTTTCAATATCATAGATTGCATTTGCCTTCTGCTTTTCGCCGTCCAAATTAACGCAAAGCTCATATCCGATCTTTTTATACGCCTTCAGCCTTGCTGCATACATTTTATCGAACTTCGGGATATGACTGTCCACATAGTCATAGACAATGACATTTTCTTTACCATCATAATCCCTGTTAAGTCGTCCGACATACTGCTCCACAACATTTTCTCCTGAAACAGGAGTCGCCATGAACAGGGTATCAAGTCTCGGAAAGTCGAAGCCCTCTCCAAGTAAAGAGCCCGTTCCCACAAGAATAAGACTGTCCGAATCATCAACTTCATTCAGTTCTTTCACCTGTGCCCTGCGCGCTTTCGTTCCATTTGCCCCCGTTAGCAGAATCAATCGGTCAGCATATTTCTTAAGTCTTTCAGACAGCTTATTCGCATGATCAACATATTTCGTCAGTACTACCGGAGTTCTTCCAGCCTGCACACAGTCCGCCACATCCCTGATGATCTGTTCGTCACGAACATCATTATTCCTTATCAGTTCATAGGCATCATTACCATATGGTGTTTTTGACAAATGATGAGGCTTTACTGTTCGGGTAAATCGGGGATATACCAGATGATCGATATTCTGCTCCTCGGCTCTGTCTTTTGCTGTAAACCTATACCTGATAGGGCCGAGCAGAAATTCGTTTATCTTTTCCTTACCATCACCACGTTTCGGTGTTGCCGTCACGCCATACACATACTTTGCATTAATCTCCTGCAGCACTTCTATTGCGCTTTCAGACGCTGCGTGATGGCATTCGTCAAAGTATACTTGAGCATATTCTTTCAGCATCGGATGAAATCCATCCTTTTTCTTGAGAGAACGTATCATGGCCACATCCACTATTCCGGTCAGTGTATCATGCGCTCCTTGAAGATTTCCAATCAACGATTTTCTTTTTCGTGTACGCCCGGTCTTTGTCTGATATTCAGGCAGTTCTTCATCAATATCCAGAAATTCGTCCAGACGTTTAATCCACTGGTTCATTAGATCCGCCCTGTCTACAAGTATTAAGGTACTTATGCCTCTTCTTGCAATCATGTCGCAGCAGACTACAGTCTTACCAAACGCTGTTGCGGCGTGCAGTATCCCGGTTTCATTTTCAAGCATAGTTTCCGCAGCGGGAATCTGTGATTCACGCAATTCTCCCTTAAACGAGATATTTAATTCCCGCCCTTGGGTTCTCTTATCTTCAATCTTATATCTGATCCCCGCATTATCAAACTTCTTTAGAATATCTTCCCGAAGTCCGCGAGGCAATACAATATATTTTCCTTCGTCACTTCCAAGGTAAATGAATCTGGACTCGTCGTAATTTGGCATATCCATAGCCTGATTCTGGAAATACTGCTTGTTTGAAAATGTTGCCATACGGCGAAGCTGTCTTTTTGTCTTATTGGACATTCCTGATGAGTCTATGTAAATGCGGTCAGCCAGCACGATACGCACCACGCCCTTAACACTGGCTGCTTCAATCTCAGAATTCTTATCCCATGGCGCATCAGTACCATTGTCTTCGCTGGTGAATCCCGTACTGTACCATAAAGACAGATAGTCCTCTATCTCCTGTCTGGTCAGTCGCCTTGTTCCGGCAAGAACTTTTAACTGATCTTCATATGCATTCCAATTTTCATCAACAAAAGCACTGTTTCCGGACTTCAGAGCCATTCCTTGTAAAGGAAGTGCAATGACATTTCCAAGTCCGCCCTCAGGAAGCGCATCCTGCGTCGGTATCATGCGATCATAGTATTTGAAGGACTTAAGATTGACGGATTCAGCTCCTTTCTCTAGCAACGCAAAACCAAATTTTCTCGCCAATCTGGCAGGAATCATTTCCTTGAAGAATATCCAAAGATGCGCACCGCGTCCCGACCTTGATCGTTCCACCACAGCGTCCACATCCAGATTCTTACAAATGCGCCGCAAAGCATTTATTTCTTCTTTCCACCTATCATCAATATTCGCATAATCTTCCTGTTCTGCACCCTTTGCATGATTATCAAAGTCAAATACAAGCAGCTGGCAAAGATTGTTTTCAAGCATCGGATATATCGCCACGACATCATTGCCATTTGGATCTGTCCCATTCATATGCGCCTTTATCAAAGGCAAGGTGACCGGCTTATACGCCCTTAATTCGCAATCCTTACAACGAACTCCATCCTTTTTCTGTATATGGCAGCCACGATCCCAGCGGTTAAAGCACTGCGTATAATACCCGTTCTTCCCCGTTTTTGGATTCGTATAGCGAAGATCATACAAATCCTTCCTTCCGCGGCAGAACATCATAAAGAAATCACTTGCAATCTTATCCGTAACATCAAATTTCTTTATACGAGCACCCTGATCCGGGTCATACAATTCCACAACTCCTTCAGCGTTGCCAGACACAATATCCACATACGAAACACCGGCTTCATCCAAACGCTCTTTCAAAAGTCGGTTTTCATCCTCCAATGCCTGTATCCTGGATTGTAATGAATTAATTAAATCTGAATATTGCTGTGTAGGTTCCTTCATCCTCATCACACTCCCTGTTTCCCCATAACCTCTGTCTTCTCATATTTCCCGGTTTCCGAATCAATAACAATCATCGCCGACTCTCCAATCTGTCTTCCGTCTCTATAGGTAGAGAACACATCTGCAGATATGATGCCGTCTTTTTCAAATATCTTCTCCACCGGAGTATGCCCTACCACCTGTTTGTAGGTATCTGCTCTGAATATCTCTCTGGTCTCATACTGTGGTCTGAACCATAAGGGTGATTCATCATTCCAGAGATAATCATGTGGAGCATCGTTTACCGCTGCAATAACTTCCTCTATATCAGCATCCAGCAGATCCTTGTTAAGCCATCTTAGGAAATCAGCTGTAAGCCCTCCATGTGAGAAAAGCACATTGTCAATCCGATGCATTATGTTTATCTGTACCGGACTCTTAAGGCGGTTCTCAAGTTCTTCAAGCTTTGACATTACCGTCCTCTCGGCATAGGGAGAATATCCGGTCTCAAGTCTTCCCCACGAGTAGCTGACATCATGATTACCGTAACACCAGAGAGTATCCGGATAGTCCTCAGCAAATGTGATTGCCCGATCAAATGTTTCTTTATATCGTTCTATCTGAAATTCCATATTCCAGTCATCCGGCATATCCATCAGGCACACAGCCCGATCCGCCTTACCGTCTTTTATGATTTTCTCTGCCCTGTCAAATATCCACGGTTTTAGATGAATATCCGGTATTACAAGTACTTTCATAATTCCTCCAGCAGTTTCTCAACACTCATTTCTATTCTTTCGTCTTCGTTACCTTTGAATGTACATGCAAGCGAAACAGGATCAACACATCCTTCTCTTGCAAAATAAGAAGGATTGTATTTCCATAATTGTACCTTCAAGCAGTCGTCCGGGTCTTCAGATCTGGCATCCACAATTTCCAACTGGTCAACAACTTCCTCGCCCTTGTAGATTGCCCGTTCCTCAATTCTAGGCGGATTCAATTCTGACTCCTGACTAAGAGCGGTTTCTCCTGCGCTAAATGATTCAAAGGTTGCTTCACATCGCATAATTGTAATCTCTTTCTGGACCGGATTAATCAAATATGCTTTTGCATTTTCATAATACTCTTTGCGTGTGTAATTTCTCTTAATAGCAATCTCTGTTCCGGATTTCATCTGGCGGATAAGTCCCATTCCCTCTAATTGGGCTGTTGCTCTTGTAATGGACGTTTTGGTAAGATTCAGCTTGTTCGCAACCTCACTTTTTAGCACAGATTCCTCATCTTCCATATATAACAATTCAAGGAACACCATCTGTGTTGCAGGCATCATCTTATCTGCCTTGACAAGCTGCTTGAGATACACATCCTGCAATACAATTCCCATAAATGGCAAAAATACATTTCCCGGCAAATCCACAAACGGAACTCCGCTTTTCACCAGCGCATTTCTCATGGATACGCTGTTTAACGCTACTTCATATGCTACCGGGCACTGCAATGCTTCCTCATACTTTGCTTTCTGCTTTTTCATTGCAGCAACACTTAGCTCCGTTTCCTTCATAACATCTATTATGGCAAAGTTAACACCATATATTTCAACCATCGTAATCTCACGCATAGTCATAAAAATCGGCAATGGTAATTTATTCTTGTATTCTGCTATTTTTACTTTGCAGCCGAAATACTGCTCTAATTGCTTTTGCATATGACATCTCCTTGTAACATAATTTTATTCATAATAACATATTTTATGTTACTTTTCAATATTTTATGTTATTTCTTTATAATCGACCTGGTTTCTATGCATATTTAGGTAAGGTATACAATTATTATTAATAGTACAACCACATAGTATGTATTGCAGTCAAACATCATAAACAAACCGACATTTTTATGTAAACGAAAAGAAGTCCCCCATAGGAACTCCTTTCACCACAAATCATATTCTTTTTTATCGAGGGAAGTCCGGTTGATGATCCTACTGTTTTACAAAATAGGAGTACAATGGGGGTACAAATCCCATCCACATTCCCTAAAAGCCTTGATTTTAAGACTTTTCAGCCAAAAGTACGGTTTCTGGGCAAATTATAGCATATTGTTGCAAGTCTATTCTTACAATTCCATCAGAAAATGTTCATGCAGCGCACGTTTCACCTGATCGAAATTACCTCGCTCCGGACATTGGATGGAAACAACCAATCCCTTCTCTGGGAGAATCGTTGTAATCTGTCCGAATGCGCCATCAGCACGATAGGATCCTGGATATGGACTGATCCAGAACTGATAGCCATATCCTACATGCCAGAGATCTGCAGATGGCTCGAAGGTAAATTTCGGGGTGGACACCTCCTGCACCCAGTCCCTGCTGACAATCTGCTCGCCCTTCCAGTTACCCTCAGCCAGATAGAGCTGTCCCAGTTTCATCATCTCGGTACAAGTCAGATACATACCTCCGCCGCCATTCGGATGTCCCTGTGGATCATGCTCCCAGAGCGGCCATCCCATATCAAGGGGCTGGAATACCTTCTCATACAGATACTCTCCCATCCGCTTGCCAACGGCCCGTTCTACCATATGAGCAGCCAGAATACTGTCGGCAGAGGAATAGCAGAATGCACTGCCTGGCTCCACAGGAACCGGCTGTGCCATCATATATTTCTCATAATCCGGTGCGCCGACGCCCGGACGTCTGTCCGCATTCATCAGAAGTGCCTTACCAAAGCCACTGGACATGCAGAGCAGATGTTTCAACTGAATCTTCTCCAGATTTGGATCCGGATTTGAAGGAAGTTTATCTTTAAACACTTCCGCCACATGATCTTCCAGGCTTAGTTTTCCCTCTTCCATTGCGAGTCCAACTGCTGTTACCGTAAAACTCTTGGTATGTGAATAAATATTTCTCGGTGCATTTGCTGCGTAGTGCATCTCACAGAGTACCTTGTTCTCATCTCCGACACTGATAGCTTCCAGCGGCAGATTGTGGCTGCTGGCATAACGATGAAATTCCAAAAACTTCTCTTCCAGTAACAT